AAAGAGTTTGCAATTTTTGAAGGTGCAAGAAGAGCTGGTAAACAATGGATTGAGTTTAAAGAACAAAACGAAGGCAAAACACTAATTAAACAACAAGAATTAGATGATGCAAACAAGATAATTAACAATGCTATGTTACATCCAGTACTAACTGAAATGATGCAAAATAAAGTAGATACTGAAATTAAATTAGAGTGGCAACATAAAGATGTTAATTTTAAAGGCTTTGCAGACCTTTTAACAACGTTTAATGGCAGAAAGTGTATAGTAGATATAAAAACTACTAATGATGCTGGAAAACGCTTTGAACGTGATTTATACTATAATGATTATAAAATGCAGTTGGCAATGTATCAAGACCAATATGATAAAGATACAGATGCTTATATTGTAGCAATAGAAACTACAACACCATTTAATGTCCAGATATATAAATTAGATGATAGTTTATTATTTAAAGGTTGGATGGATTACGATTATTATACAGATAAATTTAAAGAGTGGAATGGAGAACCACAAGGTTACTCAAGTGATATTGTAGAAGTAAAAACAGAAACAGAAGAAATATTATGAAAAAACTTGCAATCATAGGTGGTTTATCTTTAATGACTGCTGGAACAACTAATATGTTGTGGCATAAGCAGAAGTTAAATTTAAATCCTAATACATTTGCAATAGCTACAGGAGGGTTTTTTGTAGCTGTAGGAATAACCTACAAATTTTAATTAAAAACAAATAACAATGGATAAAAAAGAAGAAACAATATATTGTGGTAGTGGTAAAGTTATGAATCCTAAATGGTTAAAAGTAACTATTAATCCTACTAAAATCGCTGATTACATACAAGAGTATAATGGCAACAAATTTATCAAACTAAATATTAATTTAAAAGATGAAGCTGACCAATATGGCAAAGATGTAAGTATTAGTGTAGATACTTGGAAGCCAGATGCAGAAGCACCTAAAGCTGAGGCAAGTAGTACTTCAAACGATTTACCCTTTTAAGTATTATGAAACAATCAAAAATCTTAACCGCATTGGGTTTGAGTTCGTTGGATATACAAAATATGTTAATGAACGGACTAACGATGCCAGAGATAGCAAAGAAGTATAATATAACTTATATTTCATTGGTACAGGCATTTAAAATCCAAAAGAAAGATTTTAAGTATATTGATTATATACAACCAAAAGAAGAAGTAAAGGACATTAAAAACGTGTCCTTTGCTTTTGATAAACTATATACAGAAGAATCACTTAATGAAAATGAGCTATTAGCTTACTACAAATACGAACAAAAAAATAAAGCATATTATGAAACAAATTGAAATTAAAGAAGAATTTAAAAAATTAATACCACCACTAACTACTGAAGAATATAAACAACTTGAAGATAATTGTTTAGAAGAAGGTATTAGAGAGAAGATAATATTATGGAATAATTATATAATTGATGGCCACAATAGATACAACATTGCAAAACAATGGAACTTAGAATTTGAAACAGAAAGTAAAAGTTTTAGTAGTGAAGAAGCAGTAAAAGAATGGATGATACTAAACCAATTTGGTAGAAGGAATTTAAGTAATTACCAAAGAAGTGTTTTGGCTTTAGAGCTTGAAGAAGTGTTTAGTAAAAAAGCACAAGAAAGAATGTTAAGTGGTAACCCTGTACTTAAATCAGAACAGGGTAGAACAATAGAAAAAATAGGAAAGGTTGCAAGTGTTGGAAAAGATACAATAACTAAAGTAAAAAAGATACAAGAGAAAGCACCAGAAGAAGTAAAAGCAAAATTAAGAACTGGTGAAGTAAGTATTAATGCTGCTTACAAAGAAATAAAGAAAGAAGAAAAGAAAGAGCAAAGAGATAAAAAAATAGAAGAAGTAAAACAAAAAATACAAAATGAAAATTTAGCAGCTATTGATAAAAAATACCACGTTATAGCAATAGACCCGCCTTGGGCATATAATGAAAAAGGAGGTTTTAGCAGTGATGATTATGATGCACAAAATAACAGAGGTGCAGTTGATTATCCAACAATGACAGTAGAACAAATAAAAAACATTGATATACCTTCTGCAGATGATGCTGTTATGTTTCTATGGACTACACACGCCTTTTTAAAAGACAGTTTTGATATTTTAAAACATTGGGGTTTTGATTATAAAGCTACTATAGTTTGGGATAAAGTTAAAATGGGTATGGGTAGAAATATTAGAATGCAAGTAGAGTTTTGTTTATTAGGTGTTAAAGGTAAACCAATAATACAGGGAAGTAGTGAAAGAGATATAATTACAGAACCAAGAAGGGAACATTCAAGAAAACCAGAATCATTTTATGAAATGGTAGAAAGAATGTGTATAGGAAATAAACTTGATTATTTTAGCAGACAAGATAGAAAAAACTGGGAACACTATGGAGCAGAACAAGGACAATTTTAAAAATAAACTATCTTTTGGCCAAGAAGGTGAAAAAGATATAGCATTGAAATTAATTGAAAAAGGTTTTTATATTTTACCATTATATCAATTTCAAGATGAAATAGCACCACAAATAATAGGGGAAAATAAAACTATTACAAGTCCAGATTTAATATGTTTTAAAAATGGTGAAATTATTTTTTTTGAAGTAAAAAGTAAAAATCAATGGGTAAGTTTTAATGGTGTTTTAGAAACAGGTTGCAACTACAAACATTATAAACATTATAAAAAATTATCTATAGAAACTAAAATAAAATTATATATTGTTTTTAATCACGTTTCAGGCAAAGAACAAGGCATATATTATATTGATGTTTTAGAAAATGGTAGGTACTGGGATGGAAAAGTTAAGGGTGTTTTAAAACATACACCAGAATATTTTTGGAATAAAAAACAATTAAAAAAACTATAATTATGAAAGAATTACCATACTTTAAATTTTATCCTAATCAATGGATTACAGGCAGTATATCATTTATGGACTTAGATGTTCAAGGTGCATTTATGAAAGTTTGCTGCTACTACTGGAGCAAAGAATGCAATGTAACAAGAAAACAAATTAAAACATTAATACCTAAACAATGGAGTACTTTGTTAGATGCTGATTTATTTAAGATAGAAAACGAAGCTATTAGTATTAAATGGCTTGATGAACAGTATAAGCAAAGGTTAGTAGAACATAAGCGAAATGTTAGCAACGGAAAGAAGGGGGGCTTAAGCAGGGCTCAAGCATTAAGAAAAGAAAAGAAAAGAAAAGAACCTTATATGTCAACCGATAGTATAAACCAATACTTAAAAGAAAAACAAGATGCTGATAAATAAAGAAGAACAACTTAAGTATTTATTTGCTTTTAAAGAAGGTAAGATTAAGAAAGGTTTAGAAATTGGCAACGAATTAGATAAATGGTTTGTTCATAAACCAAAAGGTTCTTTTACTGTTGTTGTTGGTATGGATAATGTTGGTAAAACTAATTTTATGTTATGGTACTTTTTATGCTTAAGTGTAAAACATAATGTTAAGTGGTGTATCTGGAGTGGAGAAAATAGTGCTGGACAATTAACAAGAGATTTAATTCAAATGTATGCACAACAGAAATTAAATGAACTAACTAAACCACAAATAGAAAATTATAATAATAAAATTTCTGAATGGTTTACGTTTGTAAGTAATAAAAAAATGTATAACCATAAAGATTTACTTAAAATATTTAAAGAAAGCAATTGTGATGCTTGTGCTCTCGACCCATTTACAGGATTAAACCACGATAGAAAAACAAATCAATGGGAACGTAATTATTTAATATGCAATGATATTAGAGAATTTTGTAACACAACAGGTAAATCAATATATGTAATGACACATCCAATGACAGAAGCAGCAAGAAGAGTTTATCCACCAAATCACGAATACGCTTCATACATACAACCAGCAAGAAAGAGTGATGTTGAAGGCGGACAAGTGTTTGCAAATCGCTGTGATGGATTTTTAAGCATACATAGATTTATAAATTCACCTGAGTTATGGATGATGACACAAGTAAGAGTAGAAAAAATAAAAGACCGTGAAACTGGTGGTAACTGCACACTACAAGACCCGTTATGTTTTGATTACAATAGTGGTTTAGGATTTACAATTGGTGGTAATAACGTATTAAAACAAAAACAATGAAGATATTAAATTTATATGCTTGTTTAGGTGGTAACCGTTACAAGTGGAATAAAGTAAAAGAAGATATAGAAGTTACTGCTGTAGAGTATGATTCAGAATTAGCTAAATTATACCAAGAGAGATTCCCAAATGATGAGGTAATAGTTGCTGATGCACACCAATACTTATTGGATTATTATAAGGAATTTGATTTTATATGGTCAAGCCCTCCATGCCCTACACATAGTGTTACAAATCATTTTTTAAATGCTCAAGGTTGTATAAGATATCCAGATATGGGATTATATCAAGAAATAATATTTTTACAAACATTTTTTAAGGGAAAATATTGTATTGAAAACGTAAAACCATATTATACTCCATTAATACCAGCAAAAAAGAGAGGTAGACATTTATATTGGACTAACTTTAATTTGCCTCAAGTATTATCAAATAGAGAGGCTCCAAGCATGAAAGCACATGGAGATAGACCAGCTAATGATTGGAAAGCATTTTGTGAATTTCATAATATTGATTTAAGTAATTACAAAGGCAGCCAGGCTAAAGGAAAGATTGCACGTAATCTTGTTGACTATGAAGCTGGTAAAACAATATTAGAAACAGCAGTAGGAATAGTAAGAAAACAAAATGTAAACCAAACAGAATTATTTTAAAACAAATACAATGAGATATAAATATGAAGATATAGAAAAGTTTTTAGAGTTTAAAACTTGGACTAACAAAGATAAAATAGATAAATTACTTGAAATAGATTGTAGTTTATATGCACACTTAGGTACTGATTCTACTAAAGCAGAGAAAGAAGAAGTTAAAAGAAAAAGCATAGATATATACAGAACAATTAAAACATTAGATAAAAAACTTGGTGATGAATTACTTTACTCAGAAGATTTAAAACAATGACAGATTTAGATTATACAATTACAAAGAACAAATTAGAAATATTGCTTTTAAAAGCACAAGAAGGTTTAAAAGT